GTTTAAATTTACATTGTAATCTGTTTTATATTGGGCTAATTGTTAATCCAATTAGCTTTTAAAATGTTAATTATTTAATGTTTATTTATTATTTATTTTATTTGTTTTTATTGTTTTTATTTGTTTTTATTGTTTTATTTATTTGTTTGTTTGTTATAATTATAATGAAGCCATTTTTCCATTAACTGTTAAAGTGTCCAGATACAAATAATCTGGATCGTTTAAATATTCTTTTAACAATTGTTCATCACTTTTAAATTCATAATTTAAAGTAGAAGGATTTTCTTTCATAAACCAATCTAATTCTGTCATGACTCCTTCTCTTTCGTAAGGAGGATGCAAAAACAGTTCTCTCTCTACTACTCTCAATTTATCAGTTAATATTTCTTTTTCTTCATTGTCATCTTTGTACCATCTAAGAGTATTAGTCAAAGTTTCTAAAGACAATGGTCCTACTATATCTCCTATTGTGTCATTAAATTCGAATTCTCTTTTCAAGAATACACATTGTTGTATCGGTTTGCTCTTATAATTAATCTTTCCTTTTGATCCATCAGTGAACGACATTCCGCAGCTCTCATAATAATCTTTCATAGACATTGCATGTAAGATGTCAAAATTTTTCTTTACTCCTACTATTTTATCATCTCCTTGAACAAAATCCACGACTTCGTGCATGAACTGAGCTACACTTGGTTCTTTCCCTATCTTTTCCATCTCTCTACAAAACCATCCGGCTGAGTAACATCTATTTATGATACTATTAAATAAATTAGTTATCCACATTCCGGAAAGAATTCCATGAGTCTTAAACATTTGTTTGTTGCCTGCTACTACCCAACTACGGACCGATAATTCTAATACTCTTGTTAATATTTCCCTATCTGTCGGTGAGCCTACAAATTTTCCCAAAATTTTCTTATTAAGCAAATCTTGGATTTGAGGTGAGACACTTGCATCCCACTCACCTATGTCGCCATCCCACACTCCTTTACATCTACTTAAACTGTCGTACAATTTGGGCCAATCTTTATAAGGATTCAATCCTATCGCTATTCCATTTTCCCATTTATTTTTCCTTATCAAGCCAAACAAACTTCCCATCAATCTTTTCATCTCAAATTGAGTTGTCAAAGAATCGACTCCGAAAGTTCTAGGTTTATCTACTTTGTGTAATAATCTTAATTCATCTTTTAATGTGTGGTGTTGTGTTATTTTTGTTGGGTATCCTTTTAAACACTCAAATCGATAATCATCAATTTCTGTCTTAAATTCTTGTTTCATTGTTCCGGTTGTAAAATCAAAATAATCTTCTTTGTTCTTAGGAAAATCCATTCCCGAAACACTATCCTTATTAAGAGGGGCTAAAAATTCATTTCCTTTTATTGTCTCGTATTCTGAAATAGGAGAAAAATTAGGTAATATATAATCTAAAAATTTTCCCATAAAATCCAATTCCCTATCCGGTATTCTTGTTACTGGTTTATGCATTCTTTTTGCTCTTTCTTTAACAGTTTTAACTCCTAATGCTCTTAAATTTGCTGGTTTCTTAGTTTCTTCAAAAACCGAAGCCAAAACGGTGGGTTTCAAATGAGTCATTTTAGGCCCATCTGAGACTTTTAAACTTTTAGCAATCATTCCGCTAAAGTTTTCCGTTTCTTCTAATTCTTCTACTTCTAAATTTGAATCTACATTGTCATTTAATTTTCTAAAAATTTGACTCAAAACTGATTGTGAAAACACTTTTCCAATTCCTGTGTTCACACCATTTCCAGCTACGTGGAACCCTAAAATTCCTGCGTTTTCATCAGCTAAAATTGATCCGCAAAAACCTTTAGATGTCATTTCATAAGTCAAAACTTGCTCTGGTTGTACTGTTCCGTATTTAGTGGTATATTTAGGAGCATTTTCTAAACTTTTAATAACTCCTTCTATTTTAACGGGTTCTCCTGACCACACAAAATGTATATTTTTCGCTGGTACTCCTTTGTATTTAAATAAATGTGAAATGTTCTTATATGGGGTTAAATTTAAAATTGGTAATTTTATAACTGCCACGTCATTGAGCTTATCTTCTAAAATAATTTCAAATGGACAATTATCAAAAGCTCTGTTTTCATTGACAAAATCTTGTTGTGAATTATATATAATAATATTCTTAATACAGCCAAAAACCAAATGAGCTGGAAGAACTACGTTAGTACCTGATACCAACGCGTGAGATGTTTCATATTCTCCTCCAGGTCTAGCAACTTTCACTATTTTAACATGTCTTTTAACTGTGTCAAGTAGAGTTCCTGTTGATGACTCCTCAAAATACACTACTCCATTCTTGATGCAGCAATTTTTCCCTTTATTTAATAAACTATTATTCCAATCGTTAACTGCACTTAAATTATCTGATATCTCTGAAGAGTCATCGTTAAACATCGCTACTACACCTTTGTACACTCCAAAAAGAGCTAAAGCCAGCATAGCACCGCCTGCCATAGTGTAATAACTACTAGCAAATTCATAGACATAGTCCAACAAATTCACTATTAACTCTTTACAAATATCAAAAGCTAGATTTAAAATCAAAGGTTGTTCACTCAATCCAGGTAATGCTTCCGCATCCAACATTTTGTACGCATCTATTTCATCTCTAGCTATTTCTATTTGCGACGCACTCAATAAAATATTTTCTGATATGTTAAAATAATAATTTTCTAATAATTCTACGTGTGCTGTCATCCAAGTCGCTATCTCTAAAGTGGTTCCTAACTTACTATGTTTAATGGATCCTCCATGAACTGTTTCATTAGTCCATCTATCCGTGGCTATATCAAATCTCTTATATGTAACTGACCTAACGTCTGTAAAACTAAAAACATGTGCTCTTCTCCATAAAGCTTTGATATCTGAAATACCATCACTCTTAGTTAATGAATTCCCTAAATTTGAAAAATTGTTGGTTGTAACTATTATAATCTTACTATCAAAATATTTTGTGTCTTTCAATTCTACAGCAGCGCATTCCAAAGGCATTTTAATTGATGAAACCATATTAATAATTGTTCTCCACTGTGATACACCTTGTTGTCCTACATCATCCATGATGAAAACTTCTTCATTGTTGTAAGAATCGTAATGGTCCTTACCATCTTGAGTAGCCTTCACTATATGCGTGTAAGCACTTCTATTTAATAACTTAACTAAATGGGCCATTGCAATTGATTTTCTAACTCCAGGTGGACCTTCCAAAACTACACATACAGGTTCTTGTCTTGAACAGTTTTCATAAGCTTGAGCGCTTTTAACCATTCTCTCTAAATTAGTGTAATTTTCTTTTAATAAAATAATTCTACCAATATGTTCTTTTGCGTCAGGATGTTCATCTATTTTCTTTTTCAATTCAGCTACTTTCTTTCTAAAATCGCAATCTAACATCACTCTTTTATCTTTCTTCCATAATTCAATCGTAGATTTCATTTGGAATAATAAAGTTTGAATAGCTCCAAAAGAAAATATTCTACTAAGCCCTTGCAAAACGATATTTGGTAACCAAGTCATTTTTGAGATTATAGTGCTAAGGTAACTCGAAATACCTTCTATGCAATCTAAAAACAATCCTGGGTGATCTCCTATTTTCCTGTTGGTAATCATATTTAATTTCTTCAAAACCGAGAAGAAAGACTCCGGAAGCCCTATTGCTCCGGACATCATTAAAATACCATCTAAACTTTCAGAATTAAAATCTTGCCATTGCTGTTTCCCTCTAATTAAAATAGAATATACTCTTGCAATAAATCCTACAAAATAAGAAGGAGTCCAGCTATTAAAAGTAGCTGTTCCGTGTTGCAACATCAAAGATGTTGTGTCTAGCAATAACGCGGTAGTATCTACATCAGTTTGTCCAGTTACTAATTTATGAGTAATATTGCCGAATAGTTTAGTTAGCTTATAAGTACCACTTAAAGCACTTAAAAGTCCCTCTTCGGAATAACTTGACATAGACACCAACACTGGGTACACGGATTTAAATTGTAATTTAGATCCTGTACTTAATTTAATTTTGAAATTTCTAAATTTTACTACTGGATTAGGATTTTCAGTAAATTGTTTCTTATCTACTCTTTTAATCACTGACCTATTTAGATCAATGATTAGATAATTGCTCCTAAATTTATCATTTAAGATCAATATCTGTTTTTCTTCTTTATTATCGAGTTTGTTTTGTTTGTTTGTTTGGGTTTTAGTGCTATTACAATTCATTGTTTATTTTTCTTTAGATAGCCCAACATGAAGGCCGAACTACAAAAATCAAATCTCAAATTCTTGAGTTATAGGGTGCTTTAAAAATAATTCTTTACTAACTACTCTCAGTTGACGATTACAACAGATTTCGCTAGTTTGTCTGTTACTTAAAAAGGAACCATCTCTCAAATTTAATTATCGAATAAGTTAAAACTTTGCTTTAACTTTGAGCTGTGGATGGGTCGTAAAGATACTTGTGAATTTGTTAATCAAGGTACATGTTTCCCTTTTCTTTCGAAGGCACTAAGGAAACTGTGACTAACACTGCTTATTAGGCAGGTCCCTCTTCCTAGGGGCTAAGTCTGAAAGACTTTACTGATTTAGCTTAACTAAAAACTTATATATAATTAATAAACGTATATAATTAAAAAGCTTTTACACAATAGGTGAAGTGTCGTAAGCTGTAACTAAAGAAGTATAATACATTGCCGTGGGAGCTACTCTAGTAAAATTGGCAGCTGTAGTTGTGGGTACTTTTTCTGGAACATCATAAAATAATCCATCATTTGTTAAGGGAATCCACATAATAGGGGCTACGTTATGAAACCCTAATCTAGCTTCATCATCTAAACAAGCTATGATAGAAAATGTCACATTAGCCATACTAATACCTGCTTTTCCTGAAATTATTAAGGTTCCCATATTATTGGCTATTGTTTGATAATTATCATAGGATGGATTAACCAAGGCTGACCAGCCACAGTTGCCCCACCAATGATAAATTGTTGAGTGTGGAATATGCAAATCTGTAACACTAAATGAATTGTTACCAGATAAGTCTACTCCCCAAGTTGTAGGCATTTCGCTTATAGGGGCTGAGTGAATAACTTTGGACATATCTAAAAATGAAGAATTCAGTGCACTAACCACTGAACCAGTTAAATAATTTGTACTAGGAATTTCTGCTGAAGCTCCACTCATTAAAGTTGGTGGATAATATTGTGCTACATAGTTGGCATGACCTCTAGACCTAATTTTAACTTTCAAACCTCCGTTACATCCTACATACATTTTCAAAAGACTAGCTGCTGAACTTTGAGTTTCAGCACCTGTTGGAAATAAATTAATTAAATCGGAAACAGGAACCGCTAAAGTATAAATACCTGCGGCGTCAGCCGTTACTGAATATATGTTCGTGTATTGAGGACGTCTTACCAAATCTCTTAAATGTTTAACATGAAACATTCTTTCAACTTCAACATCTTCTGGAGTATCTGTTGAGTCAATATCAGCTAAAGGTTTACCAGCACTAGGTGTATTCATTACAGGACCAGATTCGGAAAAAGATTCTTCTCGAAAATCAATTTCTTCTTCTGCTATTGTTGGGGGTATAACAGGATTTCCATAAAATGGACCCTTGCTAATGTAATTAGAAGTATAAGAGGGTCGGTAACCATACCCATAATATTTAAAATTAGGTTTACACCTCAAATACAAATTAAATTCTACACTGGTAGGAGCTCCTTCTCCTGAAACTAAAGGTTGTTGTAAATATATATAATACATGCCGTGTTGAAGGGCATTTGCTGATAAATCTATAGTGTTATATAAAATTTGGTTTCTACTAAGAAAATCTAGATCTACTGTTAGTTGTTGATTTCCTCCTGAAAATTCCAACAAATTGGAAATTCCTGATCTAACTGCAGTAGCTGCAGGGACTTGAGTTAAGATGCGACGATCTAAACCATAAAGTTTACCTACTAACAGTTTAACATTCTGTTTGTTCGTCATAGAAGATTGAACAATTAACTCCATATCACCTGACCAAGCTAGAGTATTATAATATAATCTCTCTATGTTACTAGTGACCGCAGTCCCTCCGTAACATCCGCCTTGCCAAGGAGAAATGGGTCTGCTCCATAACAATTTATCTCCTACATCTGATATAGAAACTTCCAAAGTACCTAGGTACTGTGGTTTAGAAGTAATATACTTCATTTCCATTTCGTCATCATGTGAGTGAAAAATTGCATCTTTCGTTAAACGCGTAAACTTACTGTAAGGATCTAATTTCTCATAATAAGTGGGAACATCAACTAAGTTAGTACGATTCTTATTTAAAAGAACCATACTATTCTCTGGTGAAGGTTGATTGGGGTTATGCAGACCTGTATAACCTTTTACTGTCGCTCTTAAAGCGTCTATAAAATCACTAGAAGTCTTCTTAAGCAATTTCGTACCTGCATCTAAAGTACTCGTTACTACTGGCCCAACAAAACTTTCAGCTAAGAAAGTTGGTGGAGAAACAAAAGTGGGATTTGAAGGCGTTGGAACGTAGACTTCAAAATCTTTCAATTGCACTTCCACGTGAGCAGTCAACGTTGTAGAAGAAGCTCCTGTGACTGACAAAGGATTTAAAACTAATGCTACTAGTCTTGCAAAATTGACGCCCTGACTTATATCAGGTATGGTCGCATCTGCTCCACTGTACGCTCCTAAAGTAATAAAATCTGCATTAATATAAAAAGGCACTTCCAAACAAGCAGAAGTAGCCTCATTTGCTCCTACCATGCAGTGTGGAGCTGTTAACAAAGTATTAATTAAAGTACTGCCTTGAGCAGTGTCAAAATTTAAATTATTGGGGAGCACGCCGATTAAAAGCGTGCCTTGATGATTAATTGTTCCTGTCAATGTAATATATATATTGGCGTGAAAACGACCCATAGCAAAACCTTTTAAGCTTTCTTTCATCGAATTTGAGTGAGTAAAGAAATCTCGCATCAAATTCGAATTCTCTATGATTTTAAATCTAATGTCGTTTGTGTTCCATGTAATATTTTTCCAAGGTACTGGTCTATCATATAACGGAGATAAATCAAATCGCATAGATTCTTTTATCGTATTGTTTGTTTTTGGGTATTTATTGTAAATTTTCTGTTGTTCAGCCATTTCTCTCGAAGAAATAGAGGACAAATGATTAATAACTGTTTTTGTAATGCTGGTTATGTTAATCTACAGGTTATAACCATAAGCTGCAGATGTTCGCGGGAATTCTAATTAGTCCAAGTAGCTACTTTTCCGCAAGTATTAAACTCCTTATAGAACTAATTTCTCATATTAATATGAGGTTTGTATAATAAATAATAATAAACTTAATGTCTAATTCGACATTAAGCATTTAAATAAATAATTAAATTTAGTTTAAATATTACGACCCTTGAGTTGATTAAACTCAAAAGAAGGATAAATAAG